CCTCCAACTACTACTAAACTACCACCTACAGGAATTGGTGCATCTTTAACTATGTAAGTTTCTGTTGTATTGAGAAACATTTTAACTGAAACATTTATTACTTCAGCACTTACATTTGCTACAGTCATTCCTATAATAGTTTGTGTAGTAGAAGCAGAACCGACAGCCGCACCAATTGTATGATCTGTATCTGCCGCTAAACTTCCTTGAATGGTTACGTTTTTAAATGCATTTGCCATGTTTTATCCTTTATATTCAGTTAGTTACTAGCCCAACGCAATCGCCATCGAAATGGCATTACCTTCTGCATTACTCGCAACTGTGTTTAATGCTCCAATATTATCTGCACAAGTATCAATTTGTTCTAAATTTGTTTTTGTTCCTGATGTATTTGCAGTACCATCATGTCCAGTAGCTAATATTGACATGTTAGATATCGGCTGACCAGTTCCAGCTATACCTAATAATGCCATATTTGCAACAACTGTATCTATACCTAAAAGTGCTACATGATCTAAATCAGGTACTAAAGTATTAACTAATGCAATATTTTTTGTTGTTCCACCTGTTCCTGTAGTTCCATCTGTTCCATTAACTAAAGTATCAATCGCTGTCTGACTAGCACTTGTTGGTGTAATTTGTTTCCACTTCGATGTAGTTTCATCATAGACCATGATTACATCATTAGTCGTATTGAAATACAGCAATCCGTCTGATAATGCACCATTATCGTTATCTGTAGATGGGCCTAACTTAGAAGCATCATAAGTTCCATATACACCATATCCAGTAAATGTAAGTGTAACTCCTGAACCAGCCGCATCCATATTATCTGAGATAACTACTGTTGTACTATTTATTGATATTACGTTTGCTCCTGCTGGGATACCAGTACCAGTAACTACTTGGCCTACTTTAATATTTGAAGCACTACTAACTGTAATACTTGATGAGTTTTTAGCCCATGTACCAGTAGGAGTAGGATTAGTACCCTGTGCGCCCGAATTGGACATCGCACCTAGATACTTATCATTAAATGCATCAAAAAAGGCCGCTACTGCATCTGCTGAAGCATTTGCCGCTGTTGCACTATTAAGAGCATCTGTAGCATGGTGTAAAGCTGAATATGCGCCAGAAGTAACAGCACTTCCATGTGCTTTACTAGCCCAATCTTTAGCTGAACCAGTTGTTACTGCTGTACCTACTGCATGTTCTTTTGCAGAATAAACACCTCCACTTCCTGTTTGTGGAGTAGCAACACCACCATCATATTCATTTACTACTGCTCCTGTTTCTGTTGCATACGATTTAGAATCTAATACATAATCTTCTGCTTTATCTAAATCTATTGATGAAACAGTTACATTACCACTAGCATCAAATTTAACTGATTTATTTGCTCTATCTGAAGCAGTTACATTTAAAACAGCTTGTGTTTCAGTTGCATCAGAAGCAAGTAATGTGTCAGAGAATCTAATATCTCTTTCAGTAGTATTTTTAAGCTGTTGGACTTGATTTACAATTAAATCTAATTGACTTTCAAGTGATTCTGCATCAATTAAAGAGTTATTTAATAAATCAGTATTTTGTTGAAAAGGAACTTCTCTAAGTAGAAGTATTTTTACATTGGTTGGAGGAGCAACTAAAAATTTAACTGTTGCTGTTGTTCCTGAGATTGTAACTGTATAATCAGTAGTTATAGCTTTTAGTAAGGTTTTATTCCAAGTAAGAGTACCTTCACCATTAGTTGTAATAGCTGATACACCAGCACCTACCGCAGTTTCTAATTTCCAAGTTGTTGCTTGTTTTTCTCTAATATAATAATCAGTATTAGCTAATAAGCCAGTAGGTAACGAAGTTGCGGCTGAAACCCTTATAACTTCTCCATTTATATGTCCATGTGAAGTATTTGCTGAACCATTAAGAGTTACATTTGTAAATGTTGAGTTATTATCTTTATCAGCAGTAAATGTACCAGTATTTGTTAAATAAACTTTAATATGGGATGCATCTTTAACAGGAATATTAGTCCCACTAGAAGCAAATACATACTCAGTTGAACTATTATTTCCAGTAAATTCTGCTCTATTTAGATCCGTTGTAATCATGAAAAACCCCCATATGACCAGAAACTAGAAGGATTAACTAAAAATCCATTATTAGTTCCTTCTTCTCTTGCTTCCATTCTTTTTAGGTATCCCGGAGTCATTGTTTCCATTACACCATAATGTAAAGCATAGTTTAAAACGGCCTCTGTCCAAAATAAATTACCGTATGGAATACTATAACGCAAGTTTTTCCATAATTCTTGTGCATTTGTATCACCATTTACTAATCCTGTAACTAATCCACCCCAATTTTTAATGGTAGAATATGCACTTCCTCCTATTACTTCATCTACTTCATGCTGATACCTTCCATATTGTCCTGCTATAAAATCACCTATAAATCCAGCCAAACCACTATATACTAAAGCATCTGTTAATGTTTTTGGGTCATCAAATGCTGGAGGTTGCTTCCCTGCTACCATGTTTTTTAGACTAATAGAAGCATATCCAAATGTCAAGGCTGGTAATACATGCATTAAAGATGGTAACCCCATATCGTACATTCTAGGCATTAAAGCTCTTATGAATTTTACTTGATGTGTTCTAAATTGAAAGAATAATCTTGATAATGTTTCTGGAACTGATCCTCTTTTTGTATCACCATACATCCATGCCCTGTCTGCCGCTCCTGCTTCTGGCACACCTAATCTACTTTCCATAACAAAAAACCTATTCAGGCTTTCTCTTAACTTTTTAGAACCGCCATGATCTTTAACCCAATCTGATGTAATATATTTAATTTTTTTTGATCCTTTCTTACCTTTAAATAAAGTTTCATCAAATGAACCTATATCTGTTAATTCTTTCCATTCTTTCTCATTTATACCATATTCACCAATTAATTTCCTAAATCTTTTCCCATCTTCACTTTTTAAAAGATCTGCATATGATAATTTCATTTTATTAGCAAAATTATTAGACATCATTTTTGCTAATCCTTCTCTACTTGCATTTGTCCACCAATTCAAGAGATTCCAATCAAACATTTTATCTGTCATATCATTTAATAACCCCATTTTTGGATTATTTATAAAATTTCTTGAATAACTTTCAAATATGCCATCAACTCCTACATTTAATTGTCTTAAAAAGATATCTCTTTCTTCTTTGCTAACCTTTTGAAATGCTCTCCTAAGCATATGGTTTGCTAATCCCATATATCCTTTACCTACTCCTGTTCCTTGAAAATGAAGAACTAATGCGCTTGTCCATTGGTCATTAACAGAGGTAAGTGTTGCTTTCCCTAATTTGGTTAGATATTCCATAAATTGAAAGCCCATTACAAATTTAGCAAAAGTTGGTCTCGCAATCATATATGCATCTCCAGATACTTGTGCTAATGCACCTCTCAATCTCCTAAGTTGACCATCACTTATTTTCCCATGTTCATGTAGCATTTCCATTGCTATTTTAGTTTTTGTAATGGGATTAACATCTTCTTCTGTAGCTAACTTTAAATTCTTTTGTGCTTCTTTTATTGCTTCTGGTTCTTCTGATTTTTTTGCTTCTCCTAATTCATCTTGTAATTTCTTTAGTGTTTTTTCATCAGGCGTTTTACTAATTCTGTAACCATAGCCCATTGCTTCACCTAAAGCTATATTATTATCAATTAAGGTCATATTTTCCATAATTGCATGAGCCATATTTTCATGCCCATATTTGGTATTATAAGCCATCAAATCAGCAGTACTCTTAAAAGAAAATGTTCTTCTCATTCTAAGATATTGTACTAACATACCTTCATCTGAACCTTCTCCTGTCATTTGCTTATATGCAGATCTTAGATACTTTTTCATATCAAATTCTTCTGATAATTCGATACCTCTTTCTGCTAATGCATTAATCATTTGTTCTTTAGTTTTTTCATAATCTAATCTAACAAAGATATCATCTACCCAACCATCTTCTCCTGCTTCCATCATTCTAAAGGTATCATGCCATTGTTTAGTAATATAATCATCTCTTATACTAACTCCAGCACCAAAAGTATTCATTTCTCCTACTTGACCAATTTGCCAATCATTAATAGCTTTAGCAAATTTATGCGCTCTTTTGTTACCTGTTTTGGATTTTGGTGTCCATCCATCTAATTCTTCTAAAAGATGAGCTACAAACTGAGGTTTATTTAAAAGACGTTTAATACTATTGTTATTATCTCCTAGTATAGAAGCCATATACCCGAATCTTGACTGCGCTCTCGTTAATGCTCGAGATGTAATTCCTTTTGCATCACCTACCAACAAGTTAAATAACTCTTTATAAGGTTTATCACTTTCAAATACAATTGTCTTTAAAATGTCTAAATAATCATCTGTTTTTTTTCTTGATATAATATCACTAATATCTGGTAAAGAACCATCCTCCATCGCTTTAACGATGATATCACGCACTTCATTGGCACTTTTACCTTGTTCTGCAAGAGAATCAATGAACCTTTGTTCTTTTTCACTAAATCCAGCTTTAGATAATATATCGAAACACTTTTGGCTCATTTGAATTTACACCCAAAGAATTTATCTAAAAGTTTACTTGTTCCTGTATATACATCACCACCTAACTCTTTAACATATTCTGTAATAGGATGTAATGCTTTATTCTGTTCTGCTTTTATTGCCGCCTCTACATCACCTTGTTTTTGGTTCCATTCTGCTTCTGCTTCTTCTTTAGTAAATTGTTTAGGTGATTTAGATCCAGTTCCATTCCATCTAGATTCACCCCATTGTTTAAAGTCATTAATATTTTTACCCAAAAATTCTCCCAATTGTGTGTCGGTAAACTGTGATTTTAATTTCCTAGCCATTGGGACTGTACCTAAGATACCTCCAGCTAAAGTAGCAATACCTATATCTGTCATAGCCGCTATATAATCTGAATCTTTATTATTTTCAGCCGCACCTTTAACCATTTGGAAAGTCGCTTCTGCAAATCCTGCTTCTCCTGCATAAATTGCTACTGGTTTTAATGGCGAAGATATTGTTGTTAGAGTCTTACTAATAAAACTACTATTAGCTGGAGATACAGCAGTTTGAGATAAAGTTGAAACAGATTGAAATCTTTTTGTTAATTTTGAACCCATAGCACCAAGTTTAGATGTTATCCCCATAAATGGTACATATGTTAATGGATCAAATAATGCTGTACCAACCATTGTAGCTACATTATGAGCCGCCCATTGGTCAGTATTCTTCATATACTCACTATAATATACTTCTCTGTCAATTTGATCCGCATCTAACTCAGCTTGCAGTTCAGTCATTCCTTCAAACCAATCTAATCCATCTCTTTTTGCAGGATGCGTTTCCCATTCATCTTTACTTATTTCTGCTGATTCATCTAAGGCATTAGCAACTATTCTTCCAGCGTAATGGATGGGATTACTTTGTCCTGCAATTAAAAATCTCTCAAGTTGAGCATTTATTTGTTGCTCCATTGATGGTTGATACTTTTTTATAGCATTACCAAATACTTGATTCCTATACCATCCGCTACCTTGATCTATATCGTAATCTTGTATTACCATAATCAATACCTTTGAAAAACTCTTGGAGGTGATATCGCTGTGGCTAGTTCCCCCCACATTTGATTCCACCATCTATCTTTCCAATTATAAGTATGTTCAGTTATATGTAAATTCCACGCTTTTTCAAATTCGGGTTCTGATTTATCTTTGTGTTCTTCCCAAAATTTTTTAATAATATTATCATATTCAAATTTTCTTGGATCAGCCATTTCTATAGCCCAATGTGGTACACTCTTCCAACTAGAAAACAATGGAGCTGAATTTTCTTGGGTGAACTCCATAGATTTTTTACCAGTATCAGGATTCTCAACCATCTTCCCAAATTTTTTATAATAATCACCTATCTTAGTTTTTAATGTATCTTGACCAAGAAAACTATAATCATGATCTTCAGGAATTTCAGTTGCACCACCATATTCCTTAGGTCTTTGTTTAATACCTTTTTCAAGTTGCTCTTGTTGCCAAACAGCATTAGTTTCATACCAATCATTCTGTGCTTCCATAAAATAATATGATTTAGCATCTTTTATTATCTGAAATGCTACTTTATTAGGAATAATCATATCTTGAATTGTTTTTTTATTTAACTGTTTTGAAAAAGGGCCATCGTCTTGGATTATTTTTGGTCTCCCTACAGGTCTATAACGACCCTGTGAGTGTATGCCACCCATTATAACAGCTTCCATTCCTGTACTATTATTATTTCGTCTAAAAGAAATCCACATAGTACCTTCTGGACCATATTCTGCTTTAATTTCATCATTCATTCTTTGTACTGTATCAATAACATTTTTTCCTGATAAGTTAGCATCATCAGGTATTGGTACAATTTTATGTCCTTTCTTTTTATCAAAATACATGAGCATATATGGGATTCCTTTTTCTACATCTGTTATATCTATTTGTTCTCTATCTAATTCTAAAGTAGAAAAAACTAAATTTTCAGTACCACCTGTATCAATGACTCTATAATTTCTATAAATATGTTGTGCTATAGAAATTCTATCATCTTCCCACATCATAGTACCATCTCTGAAGGTAGAATTATGCTTTAAAATATCTATTAAATGACCATGAGCATTCCTTCTATTACCTTTTTGAATCATTGCTGGCATATATTGAGTAAAAATATCACGATATTCATACTTAGCATTATCTCCATTACCTCCTAATTGTACTGGCACACCACTTATATCATCTTTATATAAAGTATCAAATATAGCTTTCCTATCATTTATATCTAATTCATCATATAAATCAACAAATGCAGATTTAGCCATATTCAATTTACCCGGATTTTGTTGATCTAAACCAAGAACAGTTCCTTGATGCCATCTTATATAATCTTCGGAATCTGGACGGTTTTTCACTTTATCCATCCAAATACTAAATTCCTCAAAATTTTCAAACGGATTCATTGTAATTTCTCTTTATCAAATTTTTTTGTCTTAAATGTATCATAACCATGTAATATCCTTGCTCCGTCAAGTGCTGGTTTTGGTGCATAATGACTCCATTTAAAATCATCCAATTTTAAATATGGATTTAATAATTGTAATGACTTCATATGATTAAAAAGATCCTTCTTTTCTTCCCTGCTAAGCAAACCTCCCGATGGATCAGAACCTGCCTTACTAACTTTTTCTAATAATCCTATATCAGAAAGTGCTGTTGCATTTGGGAAATTTATAAGACTTTGTTGTCTTGGTCTAAAGAAATTATTATCTGCAAATTCATATGCACCATAGATATCATTCCTTTTACCTTCTTTATCAATAGTTTTTTCTTTCCAATTTTCACGAGTTTCATTTAATTTCTGTGGAGACATTTTTAAATAAGTTTCTTTATCATGGTGTAAAAGATTAAAATCAGTTATTAATTCATCAATTTTTTCTTTTTGCTCCTCATGGGAACTATTATATAACATATATACTTCATTATCTGTATCCGTAATAGGATTTATAATTTCTGCGGTACCAGATGAAAACATTCGAGTATTATGATACTTTATAACACTGTTTACAATTTGATTAAATTGGGCTGGTCTTAGTTTTACTTCATTACCTGTAAGCCAATATTTATGTGTATGAGGTTTAATAATATCTCTCATTTTTGTTTGAACATCATCAAAATTCAAATCATATTTATTACTTATTTTATTAATTATGTAGTCTTTTGGTCTAAATCCTTTACCTTTTACATATGTATAATTATCTCTAATATGTTTACGTTGTATATGCAAATCTTTCGAACTTATATTTAATTCTAAATCACCCATTTGATTATTAAAATTTCTTGCTTTTTCTTTTTTATTTATAGCATCTTCTCCTCTCCAAGCAATTAATATATGTTCTTGTAATTTAGCAGGATCATAATTAGGATAATTTTCTAATATACCATCTTTAATAACATATCTTTCTGTCTCAATATCATCTTCTGTTTCACCTAAATTAATTTGATTATTTTGAGAACTTGGAGGAGGACTCTTCTTAAAATCGGCAAATGTTTGTAAAAACAGTTCTGGATTCTGAGCGGCAAAAAGTTTTTGGGACATATTAAAATTATTTCTTTCAGCTCTTTCAGCATTTTCAGCTTCCTTGCTTATTGCTGTATCTAAATATTTTGCAACTTTAGAAGGATCAACCGATACACCTCCAACAGAATAAGTTTCAATAGTACGGACAGATAAACCAGACTTTGATCCATATTTTGAATCACCCTTACCCATTGGATCTGGTTGATGTGGTGTTGAAATATTTTGCTTAAATCCTTTTTTAATCTGATCTAATGCTTCTTTTGGATTCTGAGATAAATGCCTTGCGAAAACCATTCCTGCTAAATCTTGTTTAAAATTCATCAATAATGTATCTGCCTCACTTTGTCTCAAAGTTTGATGTTTTATTTCTTCTCCTAAACGTGCTTCAAAATCTTTAGCCGCTTTTTCAGCTAATTCATTACTATTTGGTTTCCAAAATGTTTTAGGTAAATCATCCCCCCTAGACATAGCTGTTAAACCACTATTAAAGCTATTAAGGCTCTTAACACGATCAGTCTCTAACATTTTTTTGCCTCTATTTACTAATTCTTTAGCAAAAACAGTTTGAGATTTTATCATAAATGCTTCATTTCCATATTTTACTGCTGGCTCTAATTGCTTTTTTGCATCTTCTGATATATCTTCAGACATTGTATAAGGTGATAATTTATTTTTACCATATGCATATTCATCATCTAAATAATCTTGTTCCATATTTTTTGGACTTAGATATTTAGAACTTATTTGATTTAAGTTACTATCTCTAAGTGCTTCTTGCTTTAGAAAATGGGTATCCATTTTTAACTTTTCTTCATGGATTTCTTGCCTAATACGATTTTGTTCAACTTTATCCCATGCATTAAATAGATCAACAGCACCTTGCTCTAGAAGTTTTGTAACCCTTATATGATGGTCACTACCTATATCATTAACTTGAGCTTCAGGGACAGCACTACGCCCACCCATAGATAATGGTTTAGTATTTATTCTAGTTTTTTTATAATTAGGTCTTGCTATTTCCATTTTAACTCTTTATTTAAGGACGTACGAATCTTTCACCACTTTTGGACCAAGATGCTTTAAAAGGATTGGTATATCTGGCTTTTGGTTTCCAAACAGAACCACCACTTTTTCTCATTAACTGTGGTGGTAACAACCCCGGTGGTCTTTTATATTGATATCCACCACTTTTATTAAGAATACCCATAGCTTTGTTACTTTGACGTTGTGAATGACCTCTAACTATTGGCGCCCATTTTTCTTGTTGTGACATATTTGCTGGACCCATAAAAGCACCACTTGCTTTTGCCTTTTGCCTCAATTGGTCATTAGTCATTTGACCTAATTTAGTAAATCGACTTGGAGAATAAGCATCAGGACTCTTAGGAGTATTATCAAAATGCCCTCCACTACGACCTATATATGAGTGAGGTTTAGATTCTTGACCTCTTGTATCAGATGAAGCTGTATGCTCTCCTCTACCTCCTTTTACTTGACCAGCAACAGCACTTGCACCAGAAAACCATTTTTGGAAATCACCTGATCCAAATCCAGCAGTTACTACTGAGGTAACAGCACTAATACCAGCTTCCAATTTAGCATCTCTTCCTGCTTGTCTAGCATCAGAAGCACCATCTCTAATAGCTTCTGCTTGCGCTTTTGCTTCCCTTGTAATTCTTTCTGATTCTAAATTAGTTTCATATTTATTTCTTTCAATATTTATATCCATAACAGCTCTGACATTAGCTTCGTCTAATCTAGCATTATTTACCAATGCCATTTGTACATCTACAGCAGTTCCCTCACCTGATACAACACCACTACCTCCTGTTTCCGCTTTAGCAGATTCTCTATTTAATGCTCCATCTATTCTAATATTTTCTATTGCATCACCACTCTGGCTTTTCATTCCAAGATAGTTAGAGTAGCTAGATTTTTTTAATCCTCTTACATCCTCTTTTGCCTGTTGTTCTACTTTTGCCGCTTGTGCATCTAATTTGTCTCCAATACGATCACCTTTTTTTGCGGCTAGAATACCCTCTCTACCTTTCAAGGCTACTGTTGATCCTACAAACCACCAACTCATGCTACCTCCAATTCTTCATAATCTTTTGCAATAAGCTCATTTTCAATTTGATCAAGAGTTGTTTTATTAGTTGGATGTACTGTTACAAATGTACAATCTGTATGAGCTAATATTACTCTTTTTGTACCTACTGGAGTAACACCATAATAAGGAGCAGAAATACGCATTTCACCTTCTTCTGATAATATGGACATTTCTCCTTTTAAAAGGAAAAAAGGATGTTCAACTTTATGTATCTTTGTTACTAACATTGCACCAGCAGGGTTAAATATCTCCCTTACATACTGATGTTTACAAAATGTATGCTTTACAGGACTAAAATCTGGATTTTTTTCTGGTGTATATGTCTTTTCATCTTCCAACATTTTATTCTGTAATGCAATTATTCCTTTTCTATATTGTTCTTTTGTATAATTTGTAGGAAAAAACTCATCTGGTGTATTAATAGTTGCTTGGAATCTTTTATATTCTACGAAATCCCATGCTTCATCAAAAGGAAATGTATGTTCGATATTAAATTTTTTATTCATATCATCAAACTGGAGTCTTGCTGATTCCCGATCCACTATGTACCTCCTGTTTCTGATTCTATTACAAGAGCATTTATTTGCATAGGGAAAGGACCATTTGAAATTATTTCTAAATTATGTACATCCCAACCTATTCCAGATAATGATAATTCCCTTTTACCAGAAAAAAGATCAATTTGATTACCCATTTGATTTTGCATTGATCTAAATAGTATCTCTTCTGATAAATCGTTATATTCAATTTGAATACCTAAAGATTCTTCTATTAATAAAACTAAAGTTAATAATCTTTTAGAATATGAATACTGATTTTTAGGTGATGCTGGTTCTAATGTTTCCATTATTCCAGAATAAGGCAACCCTAATACAACATCAGTAGCTTCATAATTATTAAGAACTACAGATCCATTAGTTGCTACAGTTTTATTAATATGTTGCATCCCACCATAATATATTTGTACTTCTTGTCCTACTAAGTGAGTTAATCCATTAACAGTTGAAGTTACCCAATTATGAGTAGGTGATCCAGCATTTGTATATGCTATTGCGGTTCCTCCTGATGCTAATGCAAGCCTGAATGTATTTGCATCAACATATTTTACATAATAATCTTGATCTGCTACTAATCCTGTTGGCAATGAACCACCAGTATTTGACACACGGATAACTTGTGTATCAATTAATCCATGACCACTAGATGTAACTAACATTCCAGAACTACTAGATACTGTAAATGATTTACCACTAATAGATTTTGTTAAAGCACTATCTGAGAAAACATAATGATTCCTTGCTAATGCTCCTTCTTTTGGGAATCTACCCATTGTCTCAACATAATATGTTGGACTACCATTAATTGTTCTTTCAACTTTTAGCCATAATTGATCGTGACTTGCAGTTGGTATCATTTCTATATCTGTTACTTTAGTATCTGCCCCTCCTAATGTATGTTCTGCCCATGCTTGAAATTCTGCTTGTCTATCATAACTTAATGATAAAAGTCTACCATCATTCATCATTACCCAAATAATATTATTCGGTCTTTCTTGCCAAATCATTTTTTTAATTTCAGACGATTTAATAATATCATAACCTTTTAATGATATTTTACTCGAAAACCATTGTCCTTGTTGACCTTCAAATATTAATGCCTGTACATCTTTGCCTCCAATTTGGGGATAAATTAAAGTATTAGATACTACAATAGGAGGTGTATCAGTTGCAGAAAATGTTGTTTCTCTATTAATTGTATATCTAAATGGTGTAACTACTAGATTAGTTTCTGATCCATAAAGCATATAAACACCAGCAGATGTACCCATTGCTAGTTTCTTTGATTCTGCTAACCATTTTATTTCATCTAATGTATCTGAATCTAATGTAAAACTTAATCCATTTGAATCTGTTATTATTTCTCTTGCTAATCCGTCTGTAACTGATGAACCAGCATCTTGAGCCGCAATTTCTGTAGGTGCAAAAGAAAAGAAATCCGCAGATTTAGAGAGCCATATTGTAGAAGGATTAGTTGTAGTAGCGGCTAATACCATTCTTTGCTGATATATTTGAGCTACTTGAGGCCATCCTCTTGCATCACTAAATATTCCTAAACGAAATTCTGATGTACCTTTTGTATTGTCAGTAGTATTTTCTCTTGTATTACAAATTTCTGTTTTAAGTATAACAGTAAATTCTCTTTTACCTCCTGATGTTGTTACACTACCACTTTTAATAATTCCCCAAGCCCATCTTATTCCACCAATTGCTTCTAAAGGTCTTGATAATGGATTAACTCTAATTAACCTCCCCTCATCTGCACTTGTAAACATACTATTACTTGTAGTAGTTTCCGTATTCCCACCTAAATACTCTTTAAATACAACTTCTGACCCTGATTCATATCTTGGTCTAGATAATTTAACAGAAGCATTAGCATATGTTTGACCACTTGCAATAGCAAATTCTAGTGCTTGTCCGGCATCGGATGAAGATACTTTAAATGTGCTAGAAGTAGTAGATACAACATACCAATCTTTAGTACCATTATATGCAACTGGTGTACTAGCAGTATTAACAAGATTACCCCAATCACCAGTACCTACTAAACGAACCTTCATCCCTGTTTGAAGGCCATGATTCATTAAAACAATACTATTAGTTGATACATCAAATTCTACATTTGCAATTTCTTTAAAGCTAGTAGGTTCAGTTTTTAATTTAATAGTATATTGATTTTTATCAGAAACACTTCCTTCTTCTTTGTAAATATTAATAGAATCATAAGGACCATCCTCCATAACATATTCTTGGACAGACCATTTACTACCATCTTCACATACATCATCACCAGTATCAGTTAGATCAACTGTACGGATAATAGTATATGGTTTCCTTGTGGGGCAACAAACAAATATATAATCTCCACTTTGTGTAGTTTTAAGATTATTTATTTCTGTTGATGACCACGCTAGACCATCTATTTCGAATGTTGCTGGAGTGGAGTCTTTGTTTTTTAAGAGTCTGTCCTGTGACCATACTCTCAAATAGGAGGAGCCACTAGCATAACCAATTTCTAAAATATAAGTATTATCTTTATCTTTAAAAAATGGATGCAGAGTAGCAGAAGAGTTTTTTGCTAAATCTATATAATTTGTTCCCGGTCTCTTTACACAAGGGCCAGAAAGCGTAGGGATCATATTCTTACATGATTTTAACCCATAACTATAAAATTCTTCACTCGATCTACCATGAAATGCTTTAGCTAAAACACCTTCAGTAAATTTTGGTTGCAAAAACTCATACTTTGCCATAGTAAACTTTACGTCTGCTCTGCGGAACTTTTAGTCTTCCATGCTTCCATATCAACTTCATAACCTAAAGATGGTGTATTAAAGGTTCTATGAATAACATGATACTGTCCACGTTTTGAATTAAAGTAAGATGATCTTTCTCTATGATCAGGTGTCCTATCTTTAGAATTAGCAGATCTAGCTTCTTGTAAAGCTATAACATACTTCCTCATCATCTCATCCTTTAATCCTGCTTTACTTGTTAAAGTTTCTGCAATCTCTAAAGCTAATTTCATTGCAATAGCTTCGGATAATAAGGAATCTAAATTATTAATATCTGTTGGAACTGCAACATATAATAGATATAAAGAAGTTTCATTCGATAGAAGGTTCCGTTTTTCTACCTGAAATTTTGATACTGGATTAACTTCAACTACTTTGATGCAATCAGCAGGAAGTTGAAACATATAATTCCAACCAAAAACAGGCGCACCAATTTGTGTTAATTCTTTTCTTTCTAATGCACTATTCCAGACATGCATTCGTAGAACAGTTGTAATAACATCATCTATCCTGCCATTACAAGCTCTTGCTCTAGCATTATTATCTGTTAAACTTTGAATACTTGATTCGCCTAGATTACTCAAGGCAAGGTTAGCTATACCAGTTTTATCCATAATAAACTGTTAGTAATGGGGGTCAGTTACCCAACCCCCGATTGAAATTAATCAATTGTATATGCTACATAAATACTAACTACCTTGCTATCAGCAGGAGCCGCATTAAATGTAACTACTACACTACATTCATCAGCTAATGATGTAGGTGTAAGGGAAATCCCTTTATTTCCTGCCGCAGTTGAAGCACCTCCCATTTTCCAATAAGAAATTGCTCCACTTGCCGCAACACCATCATGCCAACCATCTAAATCACTTGATCCGCTTGATAAAACAGCTTCCCAACCAACATCAACAGTTGTGCTATTAGTGAGATCAGCAGAAAAACCTACTGCCACTTCCCATACCTTACAATCAGCAGGAAGTCTGCCCATGTAAAGTTTATCACCACTACCTGTGGAACTTGTTGTAAACGTATCATACAAAACACGCATCCGCCCACCCTGTGTAGCTACATTAGTTAGCTTTGCAGGGAGTGTAACAAATCGTTTTTTGTAATCTACTCCATATATATCAGCCATATTTTCCTTTCAAGTTATGGGTTAAGGTTTATAACAGTCAATTTGAATGACCATCTCTTCCCATACTCGAGTTGCACCAATATCCATTTCAAAATATGCATATGGTACAAAACTTTTATCGGCACGACGCTCAATCTCAGTCACAGGCTCTTCCCAAGAACAAAATGCTAGTCCTTGAGGATGGAATGCTAATACACTTTCTACTTGTGTAGCACCGCTACCAGTAGTAGGCATATTTTCATACCTGATGAACTGAAATCCAGCAAAGTAGTTGGTCTGTCCTTCAACCAAAGCACGAATATTATTATAATCAGCACTTTGTACCCTTGTAGAATGCAACAGAGCTTCTATTTGAGCGGCAGAACATACTATAAAATAAAGTGGATTACCACCTTCATCATACTGATCTGCTTCTTGCTCAGATAACAGTCTACGAGCATTCAACAACTTGTCGATTGATAATGTACGACCAGTAGCCGATGTAGAACTGATTATCCCTGCTGTTTCTGCATTAGGAGTTGTACTGTTATGGACATAAGTTTTGTCAATGAAGGATTTAGGGAAGTTTGTACTATTCCATACAATCTCCGTTGCTCCATCCATTGCTCCACCATCTGATTCATATGCTGAACCAAATGCGGCATCAACGATTACTGCATCCATTTTCCTTGCCATTGCCATTGACGTAGCTTCTGCATAAGGCTGGAACACATCATAGTTCATTCTACGAGTGTCAAAACCTTCTACAAAGAATCCCGCATTTTTAGGTTGTGCGGATACTCTCCTACGTTTATGGGAAATGGCTTGTACTGGTGAATCAGCAAACCTTGCTACCTTGTCAAGTGCTTCGTTAGTTCCGATCTTATCAATGAACTCGGCTACACCTTGACAGTCTGGTTTGTTAGTTACGAAATTACGTAACCTTGATGTTTTTTGTTGAAGCGCATGTAATACATCAGCAGAATAGCGATGTATATACGACGTTTCAATGTCATAAAAATTAGCCATGTTGTTTTTCCGTTATGAAAAATTGAATACACTAAACCTAGTGATTATCCATTAAAGGATCACAACAGACTTTCCAACAGGGCTAATAGCTTATCTGCCTTATTGTCTTTATTTCGGTTTTACTCCACTATGGAGTTGTACTATTACCTAGCTCGTTGCTGACTAGGATATCCTATACTAAAGAGCCTACCCATTTTAGACATTGCCGCCTTATGACCGGGTTCTCTATTATCACGATAAGATTTAGAAAATTCCTTATCAGAATACAAATTCTGAATTTCTGCACGAGCCTGTTCAGGAGACATTTGATTAGCTCCAAGACCTGTACCGACAACCAATGAATCTTCACCTAATCTCTCACCAACTTTAGCAAAAATACGAAGTAACTCAGGATGGTTGCCCAATCCTGTTTCATCCATTAATTTTTGTAATTCTGGTGTAGAAAATTCAGCGAAAGCTCTCGATGCCATGTCCATTTTGCCATCAAAATTTTTCCCCCATTCTTTTTGAAGCTCAATCTGTCCATCTATATCTAATTGACGTTGTGCTTCTTGATATTCTCTAGCTTCATCTTCTTTTATCTCTCCATAAAGGTTTAAGATACTTTCAGCTTGAGTCTGTGTTAGACCATGATGATGAGCAAATTCTTTATATCCATCTAGTGTACCTTCTGGATCTTCTCCTACAATTTCATCAAAATTGTAACCATTTGCTTGTTCTGGTCTGCCTATTTGATTGTAAAATCCATTCTTATCTTCACCTTCTTGTGGGATTCGTACTAAAGTATTAGGATCACCTCCTATCTTTTTTACTGCATTAACGTAGGACTTTGCAAGTTTATCTACGGAATCAAAAGTCTGGAGACTTGGTTCTTCCCTCAATCCTTCAGGCAAAGATGTTGGGTCAAATTGTAAAGCCGAAGTTTCGCCACTATCTGCTTGCCCTGTTTCCACAGGGGCTTGTGCTTCTTCTGACATAGTTATTTTAGGTTAGAGTTATGCCCGATTTTGAACTCGAGCCTGTTCCTGCAAGTCAATTCGTTTCCTAATGGCTTCCAAATCTGCACCAACGAGATTTATTATCTCCATTACTACAGTTCTTCTACCTTCTTGCCATGCAGAGGTATATGGATCATTAGCATGAGAAGTTTGGAAAACAAAATGTGCATTAGAAAGCATTGCTAATACATCTTGTCCTTCTTCTCCACTAAAGACCTCTTTAAAACTTGATCTTTTACCTTTTTCTTGTAACCAACGTGAAATCATCTACTTGGTGTATGACAACTCTGACATAATAATGTTTGATATGCCGGAGCTTTAATTTTAGCTTTTGTATCTCTACCAGTAATCGACTTAAATTTAACTGCCGATTTTGGAGAAAATGATAAATCATGTTTAACATTAATCTTTTCAATATGTTCAGCAAACCATTTGACATTATGTGAAGGTGTCCAATCTGCTAAACTTTTTGTACCTTTTTCTATATTAGTTTTTCTACTTGCAATAACTAAATTATCTAAATCATGCCCTACCGCCCTTCTTTCTTTAACAGATTTTTCTACACCACCTTGCATAAAGGCATCATATTTTGATAAAGGATGTTCTACTTGTTCACCTCTCATAGTTGTTGTAAAAGTATTTGCATATGGTTTTTCCCAACCTCTAAGTTGCCCATACTTTTTATTTTTTGCTATAAAAACTTGTCTATCATGCTTCCATGCTTTTGGATCAGTATAATCATCACCAAAATAATGTATTCTAGCACCTTTAGTATTAACAATATTTTGTTTTGTACCGCCTACACTTTTAACCATTCTGCCCCTTTTATTTAAGGGGAAGTTTTTACCAGTTTTTAAGTCACTCATGCGGCCTCCGCTTTAGCTCTTTGTGCTTCTGCGTTTGCAGATTGTTCATTAATTTGACTCGCTACTTGTGCTTGTTGCATTTGTTCTTGTTCTTGTCGTTGTCTTTGTTGTTCTGCTACAATTGCTTCTACTTCCTCTTTAGTCCTAATATTAGATTGAGGTACTTGCAATACTTCAGCAGTATTTTCTAGTATTTGCTGAGTATTGAAATACATAGGTATAGTAGGATCTATTTGAGCAAGTGGCATTATAGTTTCGAATAATTGAGACATAGAACTAATCTCACCAGATCTCATTGAAACAGATATAGGATTAAGATATTCAATTCTATACTGTCCCTGCATTTCTTCTGGCATTGGAGGGATTAAATATGATCTCATTAGAATATTAGCTGTTCTTTTAATAATAGGATCAAGAAACTCCGCTTCCTGTCTCGCTAAAATTGGTCCAAGAACAGGCATTTTCTGTCTCATTCTTACAGAAACTTCTGTTGCAGAAAACCGCATTACATCCCCATCTGGAGCTATTGGACCCGGTAATTCTAGTAAATCTAAGAAATATCCTTCCCTAATTGCCGCAGTACATTTGCCACTTAATCTTTCAGCATAATCTGGCCTTGCATTAGAAGGTGCTTCAAATATTTGATCTTTTCCCCCTAGACCGACAGAGTAGTAATTAATTGCATCGGGAGTGGTATCTAGGGGGTCAAGAAGTCCAGAATCCGGTACAAACAGAGGCGGTGAGACCGCTTTCTGAACTGCTTTTAAATAGGTACGATCTATTTCAGTAATTAATCTGACATCAGGCATTATTTCCCAAGTTGGACCTCTACCATATATTTCACGATCTGATCTTTCCCATCTTGCACATATGTAAGGCATTTCATCATAACCACCTATTTTTAATATACTTTTTTTATCTTTAAGATAATGTAATGATACAAATGGTTTAGGGAAATTTGGTAGATATTGTTGCATAGTCCATGCAGGATATACGCAATGAACAACATCTACTTCATCCAACATTCTTTCACTCATTCCTCTTTCTACTACTTGTGGAGGTAGCGTTTCTGGAGGAAATTTAGATACAAGGTCTTTATATGTTTGTTTGTAATTCCTAAATACTGTGTCAATCTCCATTTCACTCCCAGAACCAAGTACACAATCCGAAAGAGGGAAATTACGATACCTAGTACCAAAGCCGGGAACATCCTCCACAAATATGATGCCAGTACCAAATGTACCAGCTTCCAAATAATATTGGAATACAGCACTTTGGAAGTTAGAAACTGGTCTTGATACATGGTGTTTTATTATTTTAGATGCTTCTTGTAGCCATAATGCAACATTACGTTCTTTATCCAGTTGAGGTATGCCTGTGGTTAATTTAAACCATTCAGCCCCCATAGGAGTAAAGACATTATGTATATTTGAGGCAAATCTTTTAAGCAAACGCATGGCAGTACCTTCAAATGCCATACCTCTTCTTTCATCACCTTTTGAATGTGTGGTTGTAAAATCGGCTCTATGTGGGAGGACATATTCAGCCATTTCTTGCCATTGTCTTTCCCAATTCCTTCTATTATTTTTTAATTTCTCATGTTGCCGATCTATAACTGAACCAAGTTCATTATTTTGGTAATCCATGTATTAACTCGTGAGTTATTAAGTAACAGGCATAGAACTTGTTAATCTAGTTGCTCCAGTAGAACCAGTATTAGTCATACTTCTAGCCCTTGTTTCCTTTCTTCCACCCATAGCAACTGTTCCTGTTCCTTCTTGAGCAATATAATCTTCTGGCTCTTCAGTAGCCGCTACTACTGCAGGACCTTCATTTGTTTTACCTTGTGCTTGATCCATTAGATCTTTTGTAGTACCGCCATAAACAGTATCAACTGCATCCCCTAATGTACCACCCGGGCCAGCTTCGATTGTTCCTGCAGGATCTTTTATAATTTCTGTAGTATCTGTTACAGCTTCTGCTGTATTACTAATTCCTTCTGTTACTGCTCCGGCAAGATTATCCAGCGGATTCCCACCGCCTCCTCCTCCGCCACCTACACCGATTCCTTTACATAATGAAACTTCACCAGAATAATCAAATGATTTAGATGATTCTTGTTTTAGGGAATCATTTTCCCATTTATATGTTACTTCTGTATATATTTTCATATTTACCTTTTTGTTTGGGTTATAACCTTTTTCTTAATAAAATACAATCTTCTTTATAATCTTTCAATATTTTTTTCCAACCTCGTCTTCCACACATATCAATATGTGTACATTCGTGTTTTATTGCAAATTCTTCCAATAAAGCAATTCCTTTATCTATCCATTTATCCATATCTTTACCAGATATTGTTACTATTCTACACATCTTATGAGATGGATAGTAGGCAAATTCAATAGTAATTACAGCAACTATATTATTAGTTTTATCATTAATTGTACATAAAAGATAGTATCCTTCTTTTAAATACTTTTTTATATCATCTTTATTTAAGAACTCATCATCTGTTCTACCAACTTGGTCTTCTATAGATTCCCAAATATTATCTATTTCATCTTTTCCATATAAATAGAAATCATAAATAAGCCCTTTGCTGTGAAGCACCATAATAATCGTAATCTGTAATAGCTCTCCTCTGCCGTTTCTTTTTCTTACCTAATGAAGCATATTGCAACGATTGAGAAGCATACCGTGTTGCACTCATTAAGTCATCATGTACTTTTATTATTTTACCATCTTTTCTATGATACATTCTCAATTCTTCGAACCATTCTCTTAAATACTTAAAGACTTTAAATCTACCAGTTTGCATTCTTTGTAACAAGTCCATGATACCCGGTTCTACTGCAATACCTCCTTCTTTATTTTCAAAATGCTTATGTATCATATTTAAACCTTGCTTTCTATACAATTCTGCTAACGGCTTACCTGATCCTTTATCATGTTGTGAACCATCGTGAGGCCAAACTACAGGAATCCAATCCCCACGTTCCCTTATTGCCGCTGAATGCACTACTGGAGTTTCTGCCGATTTTCTGTAACAATCATAAACATATACTGTATCGGTATCTCTATCCCAAGCAATCCAGACAGCCGCAGTAGGGTGATCCCATCCAAAATCCAAACCACATATTTTAGGCCAGTAATCAGGTAATGGGAATGGTTCAATTTCTAAGTCTTCTTCACTTACAGGAAATACAAGACCTGACCCCAAAATTGGAATCCCTTTTGATCTCATATCTCTCTCATGTGGAGGAAGAGCCGCTAATATTTCTTTCTTTACATCTTCATTTAGATGTTTTGCATCATCCCAAGTAGCATGATATAAAGCCTGAGATTGTCCTAGTTTTGTCATAAACTGAGTAACAACATCAGTCATACCTGATTCTGGTGTAAATGTCATGTAAACTATACCACCACTTTTAAGTGCCGCTCGAAGAGCCTGTGAATATATATCTTGTGGCGGTTCTTCGTCTAACCATGTAACATCTACGGCCTTACCCATCCATTGCATCTTGCCCTGTTCATAGGACTTGAATATCAATTTAGAGTTTTTACCAGATACATGCTTAACTTGCAAACTTTGATATGCATTTGGTACACCGGGCATCCGTAAAGGAGTGCCAACAATATATTCTTTTGGTATTGCACCTTTACCAAATTCGTCTTCATCACCGGGTTCACCTAATAATTCTGCTTGGACAATATCTCTTGTATTAGCAGTAGTATTTCCAGCCGCCCATGCAGTAATAGGTCTACTAAACTTAGCTCCTGTCCACCATTTAGGGTATCTCCCTGTTAAGTGGTAAGCCATTTCACATGCACCACAAAATGTTTTCCCTGTTTTGTTAGCCGCCATCAAAAGGCGTTGTCTTGCTAATCTACCTTGTGCATCTTTAGCACTATGGAAACGTTTCTGGTAATCATATGGATCATATTCTAATAATCTAGAAGTCTCATAAATATCTGAAATTTTTTCAGCAATGTCAATTGCTATTTCTGTTTTATCTACCATTAATACTTAATTTGCTTAGTTATGGCCTGATTTTTCTTACGATAGTTCATAAATTTAGCAAATGGAGTATCTGGGCCACCAGCACCTTTAATTGGTTTATTTCTTGGTCTATTAAAATGTTTTAGTAATCCTTTACGATCATATTCCCCACCAACCCCTAACTTATTGATATACCCCGGTTTTTCTCCATAACCACTAAATACTCTATGGCTACCAAATAAGATTGAGGTAGTTTCTTTAGCTAGATTTGATGGAGTTATTACTTTATCTTTATCTTTTGGTTTTGCTTCAGCTTTTTTCGCTGATAGCGAATAATAAGCCGCAAGAGGAGGAATACCTACCATAAATCTTGACAAATACTTAACAGCACCGAATGTTGATTTCTTTGCTGTTACTTTTGTCTTAGTTTTCTCCGGAGATAATTGCTCTTGAACTTTCTTTGTAACAGTTCTAGCTTCTTGAGCAGACAATGTTAGTTTCTTTTGTTTATTACTAGCTCTAGTTGCTAAATTTTGTTCAATAGAAGCTCTCGTTGTGGTAGCTTTCTTTAATGGAGGAGTGACCTCTGTAGTAACTTTAGCAACAACAGGTTCAGGAGCAGGAATACTCCTAGATGCTTTATTACTAAATTCCTTAAATTTATTCTCAAATGTCCATCCACCACCGGGTAGTCTTTTGATATTACTTTCTACTGGATGTCTAGCCTTTTGTATCCCAAACTGCGATGAAACCCAACCAGTACTTGTTTTTAAATCTGGTGTTGTATCTTCTGGTCTTGTTATATAAAACCCTTCCATTTGATAAGAACCTTCTACTCTTTCTCTTCTTCCTTCAATAATTTTTTCAATTATTTTTTTATCTTTCTCATCTTTTGTAAGTCTTCTGAGAGTTGAACTGGTAGGAGCAATTAAACCTAGTGGATTGGATTTTTTATTAATTTTTCTCTTATCTGTCTTTGTTTGTTCACTATACTGTTTAGGACTTTGCCAATCCTCTACTTCAGTAGTTTTAACTCTAGCTTTTTTTACTTGTTTTTCTTTAGCTTCTTTATCAGTATGGGCAGTAACATCAAATAATGTATCACTTTCTTTTGCATATTCATTATCAATAGCATAATACTCTTTCCTAAACTCTGTTTCTGCTTTTAATGCTCTTGTTGGATTTTTGTATCTCCTGAACTTTTTCATACTTTTGACTGCTTCATCTTGTTTTTTAAGTTTTACTTCTTTTTCATCAAGTTCAGTTTCAGAAACTTCTGTTAATTGCTTAATATCCTCGTGATCACTACCCTCGTAGGCATTCACATCTGTAGATGTTACTTCTGCAAGCTGGTAATTTTGTACTAAGGCATCAGGGTTATCATAGGGTTTTGTAATACCCTTTCGTTTAATTGTTGATTTTTTAAGGTCTTTCCTGACTAATTCTGTTTTTGTTTCTCTTCTTGCTATACCTTCTTCATTTACTAAGATATTATCTGTAGCAGTAATAGTTTCTACCCTTTGGCTACTATCAAGAAAGTCACTAAAACTTTGTAACCTCGAACCTTTTACATTACCTTTTTGGAGTTTATTTCTATCAGGAATGTTTCTGGCATCATTTGGATCAACTGAAACTGTAGGGGGCTTCTTTTTATAATATTTACCAATATCAGTATCAATACCCTTACCTTCTGTATCTACAAATTCTTTACCAGTATCAATATCAGTAGACAATCTATCTAAGGAATGCAAAGGATGAGGGGAATCTTTTTTAATATTATGTATTCTTTGCAAGACCTTATCAGAATAAAGTTCCGTTGTTTTATTTTTAGCTATATTCTTTTTAAAAGATTTTGTTTTCTCTTCGATTACTTGTATTCCTGCAAGCATCTTTTTATTACCTTCAGCTGTATTAAGTGATCCAAAATCTTCCAGTTCATCAAGATATGCTTCGACACCTTTATCGTAACCTAATCCTATACTAGACTTTTTCTTACCCCCTTCTGGTGTATATACTTCTTTGGTAAGTTCTTCAAATCGTTCAAAATGAGGCTTGGTATCTTTCCCGGGATATACTATCTCTCCTGAAGTATTAACTGAGATACTTTGAACAGTACCTTGAGATTCCCAATGTTTTAATTGATCTTGTATTCTCTTCTGAAGTACAACTTTATCTTTATCCCTAAAATTAGCACCAATTTTGTGGAGAGGTATCCTGCTTTTTGTTATATTTGGCTTGCCTGTTTTATCTACCTTTGCTCTCCACACTCTTCCAGCCTTTGTTTTATAGGGAGCTTTCTCAATCTCAGTAAGACCCTGACCAGCCCATTGTCTGAGTAAGAGGTCACCACTATCTTTTTTACTAATATCACGGAACAAGACAGTAACATCTCCATGTCTCTGCTTAGCTTCACGATATATTTTAGTTATGTTCTTTTTAAAGAGATCGGGATCGTCAATACCCTCAGAAGGAGTCTGAATAAATATGCCTTTTCTACTTGGAGTACTTGCAGATTTGCGTGTTGGGGGATTTTTCATAGCATCGTTAGATTTGTCTACCCATTTCCCACTAAAAGGTTTTTTAGGCTTTGACTCTATTTCAGCAATAGATTTTTTTAACTCACTAATTCTTGGGTTATTCTGGTAATTGCCTCTCAATAGTTCTTTGTATTCTTTTGAACTTAATCCTCTTTCTTCTGCTTTTTTGGCAATATATTCAGGGCCAGATGATAAAATATTTACTCTACCTTTCTGACGAGATAGCCTCCCTTTAAGATACCATAATCCTTCTGGTCCACTGTATTTTTTAGCCATCAGTCAGTTGAGGTCCAGTTATAGTTTTCCTGCTTCTAAATGCGCCTACAAGCATCTTAGCACCATCTTTACCAACAAGTGCAACTAATTGTGCGTTAAGCTCCTCCACAGTCCTTCCCTGCTCTTCTTCGCTAAAACCTTTGTATCCACCCCTATCTAGTATTTCTTTAGCGGCATTGAGCTTCACAGTATCGCTATCACTATGCAACAATTGCTCGATAACTGTCAAGGCTTGTGGTCCACCTTCTTTCATCCTCTGCTGGAATTTCTTGTTGATCTCGTCTTTGTTCTCTACAACAAGTTCCTTTGCCTTTAACTTCAACTTAAAAGGATTCTTCTCATCTTTTAGCCCAGCTTCACGGATTGACAACAGATAATCGCCTGTTTCAACAAATGTGTCTATAAACTTAGATTTATCCATTACCCTGATGATACAATACCTCTCTGCTTCTTCAGAGTCTCATTGTCTTTCAAGCCCTCCATCCATGTCTGTGCTGGAGCAATCTTGTCAGCATGTTCAGCCCTCTTGTGTGATCTTTCAGTTAATCTTGAAGTTTTACCATATCCAGACATTGTACCTCCTTTTTCCCATAATAAGCCCCTGTCCATCCGCTCATCCCTTGCAGACTTCGAGGTCGTTGAACGCTCCTTGAGCATAGTTCCTCCTAAAAAATCATTTTAATTAATTCCTAAAATATATTCATAATTCTTAAATTGCAATATATAAATTTAATTTTTTTGTTTTCTGTTAAATGCACTTAACACCTTATTTTCCTCCGTGTAGAGTATTAGGACGATTATGATCGCCTCGACCGACGTTTTTTTGACCCCCCCATGCCCCTTCAAGAGCTGTTGTATTCTGTGGCAGAAAAGTAACACAAGATATTAGTGGAAATATAAAATATAGGTGGGTGAAAAAACTTTATCATCATGTCCATACATGGAGAAAAAACGTGGATACTGTTAATCTATTTAAACAATAAACATATATATTATTATTACAAACAATATAGATAATATAAATAATATATAATAATTATATAAACAAGATATATATTATATATATATATAGTTCAAATCATAATGATCTCGTATCCTGATAATTCCATCTAAAGATGACGATAGATTCATCTAATTGATGAACCCTTCGGGTGCTTCGCATCTATCTTAATTATCCAGATACCTTCGATCAGACGAGCTATCAAAGCCAGTGCATTTAAAGAATTCCCTTTGGGTGAAGGGAAGGTGGGTTGTTTGATTTAGATGCTCTGAGGCGTTCTCAGGGATCTTGTCTGGTTTATTATCTTTCCTTTTCTTTATTGTTTTTTTTAACATTCTAACGAGATAGTACAATGGAAAAGAAATTAGTTGAAGCAAACATAGATCAAGAAGCCTTCAAAAAACTCCAAGAAGGCCTTGCAAAAGAACGAGCTAAAAATGCTAAATTAGAAAAGCAAAATAAAGCTCAAGCAGACGAGATCGAAACCCTTAATTCACAAGTAAAATATAATGCTTGTCCAATAGGGTTCCTCGATGTTTGGCCTGAGGGTAAAAAGAAAGATGGCACTATATTCCAGAATGCCACTTTACGCTTGGAAATAACTTTGGAAGAGGCACAACAAATAGTTGTTGATGCAGAGAATGGTGATGGTATTGCAGATCGTGCCTTATCATTTGAAACTGCACCTAATCAGACAACTGGTGCTGATCTATCCTTCCAAGTTTACAGAGCATACTGTAGAACTTACGAACAAGATAATGCCGATAAAGAGAGTAAAGGCATAAAATATCGTAATCGTAGACATTCTATGATGCACGATGGTCGTCAGGTTTACATTCCTAAGGCATTACGCAAAAGTGCCTAAACCATAACAAAGGGGGCAGAGGGATCTGTCTCCTTTTAATTTTAACCCAAATAGTTTAACTGGAGAATAATATGTATGTGGAAAATTGGATCGAGTACACAGAAAGTTCAGAACAAAACATTTCATACGATACAACAGAGAGAGTCTATGAAGATGGAGACCCCGAAGAGTTCGTTATCGAAGGAAATAGACCACTCGATTTCTCATAAACCTAACTTACTACTTTCAATACTTGTAGTAGGTTTTTGCTTTGCATTCATACCATTGATTCCCATTGTAATTGCTTTTTTATGGGGACATTGGTTTTCAAGTCAAAATAAAAATAAGAGAGGGTAATATGATTACAAAATTTTTACAACAAAAAGAATGGATCACAGGATCTAAGATACTTGACATTGCTATATTCTTGCAATTAGCTACGAATATTGCATTAACTTTAATCATCGTATATGGAGGATAACATGAGTAATCAATTCACAGTCGAAAACACATTCATTGCAGGTTCAAAATTCTTATACAATAAGATACAGAACTTGAAATCCAAGATGGGAATTCCAGTAACTCCCAAACAAATTGGCATCTATATGTCAGTATTTGGCATGTTTGTTGTATATCTACTTACAACACCAATATTTGCATTGCCTAACTATCTGATTCATCTATGGAAAAAGTCTCTTGCAGTAATAACTGGTAAAAACAAAGCAGGACTTATAAAGCTGTAAAACTAATAAATTCCTTTGCATCGACATAAAAATCGGTGCAGAGGAAGTAAAAAAAACGTCGGCGAGGCTCGTCTGTACCAAACCACATTTTTTAAACACTATCATGGAGGATAAATGGCTAAAATATTACATCTAATTAATCAAAATCAATACCTAAAACTTAATTTGGTAAAAGATTCTATAAATTTCTACCTATTACACTTATCTCAATCAAATGAGAATGCTGAAGATATAATAGAATTAAAAAGAGTAATTAGAGAGATAGAAGAATTTGTACCAAACCGCAAAAATTAAAAAGGCAAAATGATAATATATATAGAAGAAACTGCTCTTAGAAGTTTTGCAGATGATTTTCTAGGAGAAGATGATGTTCTAGATACAAGTGAAATTGAAAAGATTATAGATGCTGTTCATAATGATTTCCATTGTGAATGTGTAGAACCATTTTTAGAAAAACATATTAATATACAACTAGAATCTCGTAACCATAGGGAGTTCTAATATGAATAGAATGACAAAAAAAGACTTTGCACTTAATCACGGATGGTTTTGCCCATTCTGCTATGATCCTAATACATCATATGTAGATGATTCACTTACAAGATTACAGGAAACTCATACTTGTTTAGAATGCAATGCAACTTGGGTAGAACACCATAAAGTATCACATTATACAATTATCAACAAACCACAGGAGGAACCTTATGTCAAAGATGAATGACCAATTAGATATTAGGTTAATTAATTTAGAAAATAAAGTAGATAAAATCTTTGATGAAATAAAACTATTACAAATTAAAGATGGAGAGAGAAATGTAGAAATACAAACATTACAAAAACAAGTATCAATATTGAAGAACTTATTAGATCAATATTTCACATTAGAAATTGACCAAATCAAGGATAACCATGCAAAAAGGAAAGTGTAAATGGTGCGGAGCAGATTTAACCCTGCAACCCGGGCCACTTCATAAAGAAAGCGGTAAATCGTTCTGTAATCCCACATGTGCGGCATCTTACCGTGTAACTCAAGAACCACGTTTAAAAGAAATAACTGGAGGATAACATGCTAACAATACAAAACAACTATGTTAAAAGATTTGATGAACTAGATGAATTAGTCGATTATTGCAAGGAGGAACATGAAAATGTCTACTATCTACCTAATGATGGAGATACTTTCTATTTCGCAGAAGACGATAGAATATACTCTACAGGCAATACATTACCACATGAAGGTTGTACTTTTACCGAACCCGGTATTAAGGCAGTTTTCACTAAAATGGGAGTACCGGGCTTATTCCCATGCATGATGGCTCCAAATGAGACAGATGTTGCCACAAATTATTTGAATAAACTATTAGATGAATCAAGTATAAAAAGAAACTTGAGTAATCAGCAGTTTATTGTAGATAGCCGTAAACCTAATAATCCTATAGTTGGGATGGTTAGTAAGACTTATCTTAGGTACTCAAACCATAGCTTTTTAGAACATTTCCTTAGTGGAAGTAACAACCATGACCTAGAATTTACTAGAGCATTTGTTGATAACACTAAAATGACTATCAAATGGTCAGAGAAGAAGTTCTCAGGCATAGAAATAGATGGTAGACCAGATAGAGTTAAATTAGGTCTATACTCTGGTAACTCAATGAT